ACTAGTAGCTCTATCTATTGCATAACAGATAGCTGCGGTATCTCCTACCATTGCAGGATCTAACCCGCAGATATAGGTAAAGCCATTTAAATCTCTTGGGTGTCCAGGATGACCTGCGGTTAATCTACCTGACTTACGCATACCATCTATAGAACCACGAACACAGACTGGGTCAAAGGCCGCATCATCTGAGATATCTTGTTGCTGATAGATAAGCGCCCAAGTTGAAGCATCCATAGATTGGCGTTCGTTATATAGGTTACGCCCATTCCATCTAGGATAAAATCCTGTATTTGGATCTTTCTCTTCTTCCTTCTGACCATCAAATGCTTGATCTGATTGGGGCCATAAGGTGACCCACTCTTCAGGCTTCTCACTAGATTCTAATAGGGCTGGCATTGCAAGGTATGACCAAGGTACTAGGCCGCCAGGATATCTATCGTTGTTGCGTAGTTCTTTATATAGATCAACTGCTGCAACGCGGGTACCAATAATAATTAATTTACCACTAGGGTTAAGACGAGACCGGACATCTTGGGTTAACCACTTAATCTGTCGTTCAAAGTCATTAGCATTAGATAAAGTCACAGCATCATCTACTATGATCATATCGGCTCTCTTACCGTAGATCTGACCACCAATACCTACTGCTTCTATATTGGGATCCTTTTCAGATGATTCACGCAACTCATCCCCGAAGGTAACTCTGGTTGCTTGCCAGGAAGCACTCTTTGATCTGAAGCCCACACCGGCAGCGTAAGCTGATTGTAGCTCCTCATATGAGGGGTGGGTTAATCTCTGCTTTATAGCGTATAAGAAATCTGCTGCAAGCCTTTGAGTTTGGGAAACTATAAGAACTCTAAAGTTTGGATTCTTACAGACCTGCCAGGTTACGTAGTCAATAGTGATAGTCATTGACTTGGCGTGGTTGGGTGGAATATTTAGAAGTATGCGGTTATTAGCAAGTCCTGGTTCATACTTCATAGAGGGGTGTAACCACGAAGGTTTACCAACCTCAATCATATCTACTAAATTTTGTTGATGGGGGAATGTCTTATTCTTTAGGAAGCGGTCTCTAAATTGTGCAAAGGTAATCTCTGAGATATCTCCTAGTGCAAAGTTCTTATCCCTTAGACCTAACCTAGTTCTATCCATCTTATCGGCGAAGACACGATCTGATCTGCGATAGTACTCATAGGTCTTTAATGATTTACCGGCTGAAGCACAGGCTTGCTCCACAGTCATATTCTCAGCTACACAACCGAGAATAATTCGCTTCGCGATATCTGCTGAGTTCTCAGCCATTAATCTCCTTGTGTATAAAACCTGTGGATAAGCGCCGTAATTAAAATCTTTGATTCATTACTAGGCTAGAAATAGGTTACTGGGTAACTATTAGTTTACACCTGCCGCGTAGTGTTGCTTTACAGAAACTCCCGAGGGAGCTACAGCGACTGAGGGGTAAAACTCGTCTCACCCTTTGGGGGCTCGCCGAGTTTCCAACGAGGCGTTGTAGGTCGTAAAACTAGTAAGGGATCGTTTTACTCCCCTACTATATATAAGGCGGGAAATATAACGCATTTCCCGTTTTTATCTAATAAATCTTTATAAATGTGATACACCTCACTAGCATACTGGTATAATACGGACATATCGGACAGGTATTACGGCAGCTTAACTTTATCAAATATTTTTATTTAGGGTACATACTATACAGACCAACAAGATTAACCATAGGGGGGTCGGTTTTCTAGGGGCTACGCGCCCTTGTGCGGTGTCCGTTTTGTCCTAGTTAGCTATGGTTGGCTATACTTTGCCCGCTTTGTGGGGGTATTGGTAAAGAGTGGAGGGCTTACTAATATAACGGCGGTAATCGGCAACTATTGGGGCGCACCCTTAGCCCTTGCCAGCCCTTGCCAGCCCGTAAACCCTAACCCTCTACCTTAGGTTTAACCCAGCCAACTCCCAGCAAATCGTTATCTAAATGTTATCTAAATGTCCTTGCTTAATGGGGTAGTATCCCTTACTCTTTACTTAGTGAGCAACCCGCCCACTACTAGACAAGGAGAATAATCTAATGAGTTACTTTACCAATGAAACCCTAAAATCTAAGGCGCAAGAGATTAAACAAGAGTTTGAAAATGGCGGAGCAAGTTGGGAGGGCGTTGCCCTTGAGATTGCCCGCCTAGAGTTAAAACTAGAGGCGGTTAAAGAAGGCTTAGGTGTTGATTTTAAAATTGACTTAGGCACTTGGGACGGCTCATATTGCGCAAGTGAAGAAGATATAACCTTGTTTGACCCTAAGTGCTGCGAACACGATTACGAGAGTGCTTGTGCTTGTTGCATAGGTGAGTGCGATAACTGCTACGAAGAAGAAAACACTAAAGCGATTTAGTGGCGGGCTATCGCTCACCCTTACGGGTGGGCGGTGGCACTCTCCTAAACTAGAAGAGTGAGAAGGAAGGCGATTAAATGACTACCCGCGTTTGTGATGTTTGCTTTGATTACTTTGCAACTCTAAGCGAGGCTTTAAAGCATAGTTTAGAGCACGAGGATAAATACGGCATAAGAGCGGTCTTTACCTGTGAGGGCAAAGAGGACACTTACACCTTCTACGATGAGCAAATCTTTAATTCGGAGGAGGAGGCAATGGAGGCAATAAACGATTCTTACGGTGAAGAATTGGCTCAAGCCTCAACCTATGATTCTCTACACGAGGAGGATTTAATTGGCTACTTATACGAGGATTTAGAGCCTTACATAATAGAAAAAGGGGAGGTCAAATAATGAGCCAATGTGTTTGGTGTGGAGATAAGATAAAGAAGGGATTATGGGAAATCCATACCTGCTTAGATGAGGGAATAGGAGAGGGAGCAAACTCTTAAAAAAGCTGGTGCGTTAGTGGTTTATTGTCCTCTCCTCTGCTACGCTAGGGGAGAGGGCGGTAGGTTACTAAATTGGTAATCTAACTAGACGATAGGAGCAAGAGATGGACCAAGTAAGAGAGAAGAGTTGCGAGGCTCGTATAGATGAGCAACTTGAAAACCTAGAGGAGAGTGTTATTCACCCTCTAGAGCATTACTATGATGGCGACCAAGAGGGAGAGTGGAATAACTACCCTCTAGCGGTTAGCACTTATCAACTGACCAAGATTGAATTGTCTTGGGGTGGACCAAGCGACTTCTTAGAAGTCAAGCACGAGGGGGCAGATATTCTCTCAATAACTTATCACTTCCAAGACTGGTTTGATGGTGCTAGAAGAGAAGTTGAAGAAGGCTCTAATGTTTGGAAGTATTGCGCCACAGTAATTCAAGCAAGAGAGGAGTGTGGCTACTAATGAAATCAGCTAATTATTACAAGGTTAGAAGGGTGGTGCGTGTGATGTTTTGGCTCGCAATTTTAACTGGATTTTACCTTATAAGTTCCCGCCTATGGTGGAACGGGGCGGGCTGGTGCGTGGGAACTATTGAGAGGTGTGGACTATGAGAGAGTTGGAGCAATTCTTAAACACAGAGGCAGAGTGGGTGTTTGAGAGGCTTATGCAACTAGAAGCCAGCAACACAGACCGCGCCTACTATCAAGGCAGGATTGACCAACTCGCACAAGTGAGAAGGTATCTACAATTACCCCAACGAATAATTGAGAAAGAGAAGGTGAGCGAGTGAGCGAGAAAGTTATCTGTGGCGATTGCTTGCGCCCTGATTGTAAAGGGTGTGAGTAAATGAGCGTAAGAGAGAGGGAGCGAACCGCACTCTGTAAGGGGTGCGGGTGGAGTTTTAGCTTATGGAGTTTATACGCTGGAACTAAATCGGGTGAGTGGGTCTGTGATGATTGTCTACAATTACAAGAGAGAGAGGGCGCGAGATGAATAGACAAGAGGTAGAGAAAATACTAGAGAGCCAAGATAGCTTTGCTACTTACTTAGAAGAGGGCGGGGAAGCGGGGCTAACTCTCGGTTTAGTAAATGATATCTTTAAACTAGACGGGGAAGAGGCAACAGATGAAGAGTGCTTGGAACTAATAGGGAAAACTATTCTCTATTTTAATCACAGATAAGGGTGCGAGATGAACCGAGATTATAAATGTTTAGATTGCGGTTTAACTTATTACCTTAGCTTGGCGCGTATCAGGGAAGATAAGCCTAACGCGGTGAGCTTTGTGTGTGAGGTTTGCCAAGATATTTAGTGGCGAACTATCGCTACCCTCCTTGTCTAGGGGAGTGTAGCGGTGGTATTCTACTAACTGATAGTGGAAGAGGGTGAGCAGATAGCTCACTTAGATAGATAGGAGAGAGAAGATGACTAAGTATGTTGCCAATGAAAACGGCGATTGGTGGGAAGTGGTAGAGGGAGAGAGCCTTTACTTAATAGATACCGCTAATCCTGATATAACTAAAGCTATGGAAGAAGAAGATACTAATCCTTATCAAGATAAGTTTGAGTATTTTATTCAAGAGTATGGAGTAAAGGTT